CGCTCTTCGTGACGGTCTTTTCTATAAGTATCTGCTGCCTTCAGCATCGCTGTTGGCTTTGGTTTTCTTCCTGGCATATCTTAAAACATTGTTAGTTGTGCTTGGTGTATTTCAAGGCGCTTCTTTGCAGCCTCAAAGTATTCCTTATCTATTTCAAAAGCGGTTAGGCTGTAGCCTCGGTTGTGGCACGCCAACGCAATTGATCCTGAACCAAGGTGCGTATCTAAAATGGTTTGGCCTTCCTCAGCGTAATTATCAAGAAGCCATTCGTAGAGCTTCACTGGTTTTTGTGTGGGGTGGATTTTACCTCTTTCTGCAAGAACGCTTTTTCTAAACATCTTTGCTGGTTTCGAGAAACTCGACCAAGCCATCTCACACATAGCTAAAGAAAAATTCATTGGTTGCTTTTTATCCCATATCAAAAAGCACTGAGTTGAACCAAGGAAGTTTAAAAAATAATTGCCGCCCCATATTATTTGATTATTACTAACTCTTATTAATTGCTCAAAGTATTCCTTTGATGGAATTGCAGAATCCCAATTCTTTACATCGTGCTGCTGTCGTATTGGATTTGAAGAAATCCCTATCCCATACGGCGGGTCGACAATAGCCAAATCAAATTGGTTGTCAGTCATTTGGCGCATTGCCTCAAGGCAATCTTGGTTGTTTAAATCAATCATATTTTATCATTTTACTCGGGTACATTGCCCGACTTTTACCCTTTTCATTTTGCCCTCGTGTAAAAGCGCCACCCCCGTCTCTTTTACACG